TTTGCATATTTGATGTCATTTGCAACGCACATTACTTTCTGTTTTGAGAATTCTACCACGGTGTTAACTTTACCAAGTGCACAAACGAACAGGGCTATTGTACACACCAAAGCGCAAATTGTTACTGATCCGAATGTCACACAATTTCCCACTACAAGTTTGTCGACGCTTGGCCAAACCGTAGTGGGAGGAGGTGTCGGTTATGGCATAATATGGCACAATGAAGACACTGATGCGCTCTTATCCGGAAGTGATTACTCTGGTCTAGGTGTTTTGTTAAGCGGCGTTGGGGACGCAAATCATTGGGGACTGTCGGCTTTAGGATACAATGAAGTTTCTCACATCAGCCAAAGCTTTCAAGGTAGCGGTTATCGGACTTATGATCAAGATATAATGACGATCTGGATCAATTTGTCAGGTGTTGCTCCGGTACTAACATAATGTCAGAAAAACACATATACAACGCAATTGTTACAGGAGAGTGTGATCAACACGAATTTATTCATACTGGTCACGCTTGCGACTATGAGTGCATAGACGAATGTTCTATGTTTCCTGAGTTAATAGTTTTTAAATTGACTGAAGAAGAAGCTGCAGAGTTGTCTCAATGTGAAGAAATAATAAGTTTGAATAAAGAAGAATCTATTCATCAATGTAGTACCTATCCTGATATTTTCCGAGAACAAAATTCTAATTTTATAACAAATACTGGTATTAATTTATCGGGTCAAGATGGGTCTAGTTTTGCTACAACATCATTTTATTATTTTTCTGATTCCATTGAAAATCCAAACCCTGTAGGTAATTTTATTGATCCTCCCGAAAACGAAAACAATTATATTGGGGGACAGTCATATGATTATTGGAACGATGGCAAATATGTTGACATAGTGGCAGTTGAAGCCGGACAGCCTGATATATCATTAAGTGGTACAGTGACACATCCTGATTTTTTAAGTCATACTGGTACACAAAGATTTGTCCCTATGAATTGGTCAAATTATAATGCGTCTGTTGATGCTTCACAAAATAATCAAGCTACAGACGGAATTTATTTTGATCCTCATGCAATAGGTGTTCTAAGTACTTCTGGCGGATTAATTTCTGGTTGGTGTAAAAATTCTTCACTCAGAGTTATATATTTAAATTATGATCCTGTAGTTTCGGTCTATGGTGCTATTCTTGCCTGGCATAATAGTAAAAGTATAAACCCTGACACTGGGAAAAGAAACGCAACCGTTGTTACAGGTGCATGGGGATATAATAATAGTTCTATTAACTATGCAGTTGAACCAGATGTTATAGATCAAATACAATGGTATGATGAAGCGGGAAATCTTACAGTTACTAATCGGCCCGGAAGCAGTTGGAACAACAATTTCACACCATTCATAGATGCCAATATAGTTCCTCGTTATATTAATGATGGAGGGGTCGCTTCTTGGATGATTCCATGGACAACTCAAGATAAAATATCAGAATGGGAAGTGTTGGGAAACGCATGGTCTACAACTGAAGGCATTTACAACTTCATGTCGGCTGGTAATAGCGCGGCTGTTAAAGCTGGTTGGTACCAACCGCAATGGAACACGAGTGTTCGGTTAGAAGATCCTGGCGGAGGAACGGTTTCTGTAAAATCAATTTCCGAATCGTTTAATGGTTTTTTTAATATATCCAACAGTACGATATCAACATCCAACTTAATTTATCCTTTAAGAAACGGTAGAGATGGTGATACACGATGGTGTATAACAGTGGGTGCAACACAACATAGTGACACTAATCCATTATTAGATGGTTACTCTGAAAGAGGTCCGGTCATAGATATATCTGCAAATGGTACTAGAACATACAATGCTTATCCGCAGGTGTCAGACGGAAATGGATTTTTTTGGGGATTTTTTGGGGGCACTAGTAATGCGGCTCCACAAACTGCGGGTATAGCAGGAGTTATCATAAGTTGGTGGTATACTAAGTACGGAAGATTTCCTACTTTATCGGAATTGAAAACTTTTATGTTAGAAGAAGCAAAACCAGTTTTGCAGAGCGATCGAACTTTAAATTATTCTAATTTAACTGGGGCTCCAATATCTTCTGAAAAACTTTATGCCGTCAATAAACCGAACGAATATAATGAAACAGAATTTTTTAACACTGGGTTCGAATTGACAGAGTTGTTTGGAACCACAAACAAAAGAGTATTTTTACCGTATAAAGTGCGTATGGATAGAATTGCACAGTACCATAATGATGTTCATGGAAAACTTTATGTTGATAGACCCGCGACTGGTCAAACCTATCCAAGAAGAAGAATTCGTTTAACGTCTTCATAATCTTATAAATAAACAATAAACTGGAGATATTTAATGGCATCACCCACAACGAGGCAAGAACTTATTGATTTTTGTCTTCGCAGATTAGGATCACCTGTCCTCGAAATAAACGTGGATGATGATCAAATTGAAGATAAGGTTGATGATGCGTTGCAATTATATCAAGAGTATCATTCAGATGCAACTTTTCGAACGTATTTGAAACATCAGGTCACCCAGATAGATGTTGACAATGAATATATTTCTATACCGGATACTGTATTATATGTAACTAAGGTTTTTCCTTTCAGTAAAACTTTTTCTGGCATTAATATGTTCGACATTCGTTATCAGATGATGTTGAACAGTATGGGCGACTTCATGAATTTTGCTGGCGGTATGTCATATTACTATCAGTTGCAGCAATATCTAGAGTTTCTTGACGAGTTATTAGAAGGGGAACCTAGAGTAACCTATTCACGACACCAAGATCGATTGTATATATTTGGTGATTGGGCTCCTAATGTGATAAACAACCTTGAGGTTGGCGATTATATTGTATTTGAAGTTTTGTCTCTTGTAGATCCTGATACTTTTGGTAGTGTGTATAACGACAAATTTTTAAAAGATTACACCACACAGTTGATTAAACAACAGTGGGGAACTAACATGTCTAAGTTTGAGGGCATGCAATTACCAGGTGGGGTAACACTCAATGGTGCTCAATACTATCAGGATGCAACAGCAGAATTGGAACGTCTAGAAGAAAAAATGAGAAACGAAAATGAATTTCCGCCTGATTTTTTCATGGGATAATGAATGACTACTAATCTCTACTTTAGCCAAGGAAGATCTTCCGAACAAGAATTATATGAAGACTTAATTATTGAGTCTCTTAAAATTTACGGACAAGATGTTTATTACATGCCTAGAGAAATTGTCAACAAGGATTCTATATTCCAAGATGACAATGTGTCTCGTTTCGATGATGCATATAAAATAGAAATGTATATAGAAAACACTGAAGGGTTTGATGGCGAAGGCGATCTTTTTACTAAATTCGGTGTAGAAATACGAGATGCGGCCACGTTTATTGTATCACGCAGACGATGGTTAAATCAAGTGGCAGTTTACGAATCATCAGAAAATAAACCATTTTATCGTCCACGTGAAGGAGATTTGATTTCTCTTCCACTCTCAAATTCAATATTTGAAATAACAAGGGTTGAAGACGAATCACCTTTCTATCAATTAAAAGATCTTCCTGTGTTTAAGATTAGAGCCGAGTTGTTTGAATATAACGACGAAGACTTTGATACAGGCGTTGAAAGTGTTGATAATGTTGAAGGCGCTCACGCATATCAAACTATATTAACGTTTTCTTCGACAAGTGGAGACTTTGTTTTTAACGAAAACGTTTCACAGACGATAGGCGACTACACCATAACCGGCGAGGTTGTTAACATAAATAATTCAGATCCAGAATCTAAAAAAATATATGTTGCACATACTGGGGGCGCTGGAGATGGTGAATATCATGGTTGGACAACCACAGCTCCGGTTGTTGGCGCAACTTCTGGTGCAAACGGCACTCCTATTTCTGTGGGTGAGGATTTGCAAGACGGGGCAATGAACGACTCTTTTAACACTACATTAGAAGGCGGGGATATTGACTTCATTGACTTTTCTGAATCTAATCCCTTTGGAGACCCATAATGTTTGGTGATCATTTTTACCATCAAAGGATAAGGAAAGCGGTTGCCGTCTTTGGTTCGTTGTTCAACAACATTAACATTGTGAGAACTGATTCAGCTGGTAATACTTTATCTCAACAGAAAGTGCCTTTATCATATGCACCCAAAAGAGATTTTTTATCTCGTATAGATTCTATGCGAGACGGAGAAGATTACGAACGTCAAGTTGCATTAAAATTGCCTAGAATATCTTTTGAAATATTAGCAATGAACTATGATGCAACAAGACAATTACCCAAAATGAATAATTGTCTCTCGTTTCCTACAAACTATAATGGTGGGGCTACAAAAGTATATACACCAGTTCCATATACCATATCTTTTCAATTAAATGCATATGCAAAATCACAAGACGATGCGTTGCAAATTGTTGAACAAATTTTACCATATTTTACACCACACTATACTGTGACGGTAAAACCTTTAAGTGATCATGATATTAAAGAAGATACACCGATTACTATGACTGGTATTACCTTTTCAGATGATTATGAAGCACCATTAGAAAATCGCAGGACCATTATTTACACTTTAGATTTTGATATGAAAATTAATCTCTATAAAGATATTGCAAACAACACGTCTATTATTGAAGAGGCTTGTGTAGATTTTCTTAATCTTAATGCGTCTCCGGAAGAAGAATTGTTCTCTAAAGTTTGTGCTGACAGTGCGTTTGTAGCATCACCACTTTCTATTGATGCGGTAGAAGAAATCACATACACGGTTAATGATTTTGAAATAAGAAATCTTTCTGGTGTACCAACATCATTATCAGTATCAGATCCTTTACACGGAACAGCGACAACATCTCTAACACAAACATTGACAACAGAAGAAGGTATCATTAAAGCCATAGGAACATACACATATACTTCTGATAATGATTATAGTGGATTAGACTCATTTAATATTAGTGTATTAGGTGATTTTGGAACAAAATATTATCCAATTGCAGTTGATGTTGCAGCGGTATCAGATGCTATAAATGATACCGTGGCAGTCACTCAGGACACGCCTGAGACGTTTAATGTTAATACTAATGACCTATGGACCAACACTACACTAGTATTTTCTTTAGCCGCAGGTGGTGACCCAAGTAACGGTACAGTTGAGGTTTTAAATTCTGCAACTGGTGAATTTAGGTATACACCAAACTTAAGTTATACTGGACCAGATTCGTTCGTCTATAGAGTTACTCCTGCAGTAGGAACTTCAGAAGTAGCAACTGTTAACATAACTGTGTTATAAACACATAAATAAAACTAAGAAATTCGAGATCAGAATATCATGGCAGATATAAAAGTTTCACAATTAACATTATTTTCACCAACATTAACCGATGAGGTTATTGTCAATGATGTAGATACTTTAACAACAAAAAGATCTACATTAGAGAGTATTCGTAATCTTGCGAATATTAACATTGATGATACTTCAGAAGGATCGTTGGTAACTGGTAAACTTGAAACCTCTACAGACCTTTTATTTAATGGGGCTTTAGAAGATAGGTATGGAAATACTGTAACAGACCTTTCAGAGTTAACAAGCACTGAAGCTGAAACTATCGACGCAAAGTTGGGCACTGCAGCGGTTAACTATTTAATATTCAGAGAAACACAATCTGGATATGATAGTTCTAATACATTTTCAACTCTTACGTTTGACGCTTCCGAAAATGGTTTATTATCTTCTAATGCCTTTGCTGGAGATGGAAAATTAGTTACTAATGTTGATAGCGCAAGACATTCTCTACTGTCTGATCTTGCAACGTTAGCCGAAACCGCAAATGTTGCAAAAGAAGTCTCTATAAAAAATCAGGATAACATCAATTTAAATTTTTATCCGACTTTTGTCGAATCATCTACGGGTAATGATAGTGTTAGTATAGACCCACAACTATCATATAATCCATTTACTGGTCAGTTTGGTGGTGATGCTACAGAAGTTTTCTTTGTTGGAGATGGTTCTTTATTAGAAAATGTTTCGGGTGATGGTAAAGAAATAAGAGCATCCCTAACAGATTCGGACGATACGTTTAAAGTTATGTTTCGAATGCTTGACGCAGGGCTAGACAGTACTAACATAGATACTGCGTTCACCTATAACCCAGCTACTAATAGAATATCCGGAACCACAGAAACCGAACTGTTTTTGTATGGTGGTTCTCAATGGACCAATAAGACATATTCAAATGAAAGAGAATCG